TCGATGTTGTGAGTAACTTTATCGATTACATATCTCCCAGCAAATCTACCAAAGCTATCATCTAGTTCTATAATGCAACCAGCACAGTATTTAACATCTCCATCAACTGTTAAGTTTATAGAGTACTCTTGTTTTAAACTATCCTTTAGAGTTTTCTCGGCCACTTTCTTAGCTTGCGATTTCCCTTTAGTTTTAATCTTTTTTGTCTTAACTTTTTTAACTCTTTTTTTAGTTTTTGTTTTATCTGCTTTCTCTTTAAAAGCTATATATCCTCCATCATCAAGCATTTTTTACCTCATTTCTTTTCTCAAGTTCTTCTTTTGTAATTGTCTCAACAATGTGTTTCTTCTTATCTGCATCATAATAACTAACCTCGACTTTGTCGTAAACTCCTTGATTTTTCTTCTTTAGTGTAAAGCTTCTAATACGAAAATCTTTAATATTAAAGATATCGATATTATCGTTATCAATTAATGCATCATCATTAAAGACTATTAGCTTATCATCAGTAACTTTCAAACTTAGGGCTGTTTCAGATAGAATTCTTTTTAAAAAACCAAGATCTGTTTCTCTATCCTGGTCTAGTCTGTCAAAGAAGGCATTATCACAATGTAACTCATAATCTAGTTCATGCTTAGTTGCTATTTTAGATAGAAGTTCTGATAGAGTTATTTTTTCCCATGCAACACTGTTAACCTGCTCTCTTATAGTCTGGTCTAACGGTAATGCCAGGCATTTGAGAGAAAGCCTTTGGTTATTAAAAGTAGGTTCATCTACATAGAAAATTCCAAGGTCTAAGAACTTAGATATCCCATTTTCGTTTTGCTGGATCCCTATTAAGAGTCTTGAATTTTCATCAGGATACCATTCATTAAGCCATCTATAGTCTAAGTTTTCTAGGTCTAACTCTAAGTCATCTACCGCATTTTTTGAGTTATCTGTATAAGTCATTGATGAAATACTAGGCTGTATTTCTTCTGTAATATCTACTCCTTCATAGAAAACTAATATCTTTATATTTCTTGCTATCCCATTTCTATCAGCCTCCTTTTTGCAATAAAAAAGAGCAGCTTTTATACTGCTCTTAGTGTTTATTAATTAGTTAATCCCATTTTGTTTAATTTCATTAATTTTTCTTCTATTTCTGCTTTTTCTTTTAACAAGTTTGCTTTTATTCTAGTTGCTTCAGCTATCAAATGTTCAAACTCATCATTTGCTTTACCTTTATATTCAATCAAATTATTAGTTTTAAAATAATTATCTATGAAATCTTTATATTTTTCATATACTCCATATTTCTTACATAAAGATATTACCATTTCTTTGTATAAAACAGAAATTGCAGAAATATTTGTATAATTTTTATCCGAATTTTCCTTCTTGTATTCTTGTAAATTCATATGCCTTAAATTTATTTTTTCATTTCTACTATACCAATGAATAGTTGCATCTGTTATATTAGTTAGTTTAGCTAAATCTTGAACCTCTATAACAGGAACACCTTTCCAAGTAGTAGGTTTAATTTCTTGTACTTGAAATGGCAGTTTCTTCTGTTCCTTATTTTCTAGTCCTTGATTTTCTAACTTTTCTAAGACATGTATAACTGCCCTTCTTACAAACTTACTTTCTCTTACTAAAACTTGTCTTGCTTGAGATAAAGTTAAGATAAACATAGGGACTGTACGTCCTGATTTATCTTTGTATGAGCTGGGCAAAATTTTCTGCTCAGTGATTTCCTCAGAAAATTCATCTCTAATTATAGCCAATAAAGTTTTATGAAGAAGTTCTTTTTTAATTCCTTCTTCTTTTCTAAAAAGATTTATTTGTTCCAATAATTCCAAACTTGTTATTTCATTTTTAATTTTTTGCTCTACCATTTGCAAATGCCCCCTCTACCATTTTATTTAGTTCACTGCTAACTTCCATAGCCATGTCTGTTAAATGTGCAAATCCTCTTCTGAAATTTGATACATCATAATTTCCACTGAATATTGCAGTCTCCATAGCTAACAACAAATTATCAAGGGCTTCCATTTTCATACTTAGTTTTTCTACTTCAAATTTGTCCATAATAAAAAAATACCTCCATTCAAAATATAATTGATAGAAGTACTCCCTTATGATATAATAGATTTCATAAGAGGGTAACTTCTTGTGCCAGAACATTTAGGGTTGAGTTTGCCGACACGCTCCTAAGTGTTCTATTTTTTTAATAACAAATGAATACCCTGCCTTATAGCTTCTGCTTTTGTTATTCCATTTTTTTCGCAATATTTAAGTAATTCTTTTAAAGTTTCATCATCAATCCTTACTTTAATATCATTAGTTTTTGGACTTCCCATAACAGGTCTACCCATTTTTGAACCCATACCCATCACCTCACTTTTGAGTTCCATAAAATAATTATATACTTTCGGTACTCAAAAGTCAAGAGAAATTTTTTATCTTTTCCATGGTGGCAGTTTAGATGTTTCTACAGCACTTGCGATAGGTGTAATTTCAGGTACTATGATAGGTATATTAGAATCAAAAACAGCGATAGATAGTAAATTAAGATTAGCTCTCATAAGTTGATGGAAATACTGTTCTGAACCATATAATTTATAACTTATCAAGTCCCATGTATCCCCACTCACTGTTTTATAGACTTTTACTTTTCTCATATTATCGCCGTCCTTCTTTTCTTACTTTGTATTTCTTCAAGTACTCTTTTAACTTCTCTAGCAATGTCTGTAGCATTTCCAGAACCGCCATTGATGTTGATAGTTATTGTATCGCCACCCACTACTGTTCTTGAATTATTAGAAATACCATTAATTCTATCTTTTAAAGACGATACTCTTGAAGATAAAGAACTTCTAGTTTGTGAATTGTTAAGAATTCTAGCTCCACGAGGTAAATTAGCCATAGTTGGGGAATTTACTAAGTAAGAGCTGTTATTCATTTCTACAAGTTCAGCACCTCTTTCAGCAAGAGTTGTAAGTCCACCACCAAAGTAGTTAGTACCTGAGTAGTTTTGGGCTACTTCTCCATCACCTTTAAACCAATTAAAAGGATTTAATTTAGAACCAAAGTTTTTAAGGCTTTCCCATTTTTTATTTATCCAATCAAAGAATCCACTGAAAGCTTCTCTAATCTTATCTATGATAGCAGTAGCACTATTCTTTAGTCCATTCCATGCATTAGATCCTATTTCAAGTAAAGCATTGAATTTATCTTTTATCCATTGCCATGTATTAGTGAAAGCATTTTTTATAGCCTTCCATACAGCATTTACTCCATTTCTGAACCATTCACATTTTTGATATAATACTACAAAAATACCTATAAATGGTATAAATAGAGCCTTATACTCTTTAATCTTAGCCCATACTTTAGCTCCTAACTCCATTAATGCGTGAAATTTATTTTTTATCCAAGTCCAAGTAGCTTTAAACCCTTCTTTTATAGCTTTCCAAGCTTTATCTACTCCCTTTCTAAACCATTCACACTTCTTATAAAGTAGGACAAAAATGGCTATAACAGCAACGATAGCAGCAATTATAAGTCCTACTGGGTTTGCTGTGAAAGCAACCTTTAGAGCTAACCCAACTGCTTTAATTATTCCAATAAATTTTCCACCTAAAAAAGTTCCAATCTTTACGAAAGTTCCAAAGACTTTTGATGCCAAAGGGAACATTTTCTTTAATGCAAAGAATACTCCTCCTTTGCTCTTGAAAGCACCAAACTTATATAACCAACCTACACCTTTTGCAAATGGCCCTAATAACAGTTTGTTAGCAACCCCCATTCCTAAATTCATTGCAGCAAATCCAGCAACCATCTTAACTATAAAAGCTACTAGCTTAGGATTTTCTTTTATGAAATTAGCTACTTTTCCAGCAAACTCTTTTAAAGTATTTAGAGTTTCTTTAAGTTCTGGAGCTATGCTCTTTCCAATATCAGCAAGAGCATTAAAAGCATTGTTCCTAAATATCTTCAATTGATTAGTTAAAGTGTTTAATCTGTCTTCATACTCTCCATTAACCTTTTCATTTTCTGATACAGCTTGTTTCGCTTTATCTAATTTCTCCTTAACTCCATCTAAATTTTCCGATAACACTGATAATCCGTTGATTACAGATTTATCACTTCCAAAGATATCACTGATTAACGCTGACTTGTCTGCGACATTAGAGTTTTTAATTTTTTCTAGTACTTTTAAGATAGTTCCCTCAGCATTTTCTGCCATTTCTTTATTTATAGTTCTAGGGTCAAATCCCAATTGTTCTAAAGCAGCTGCTTTATTCTTAGTGTTAGCACCTTGAGAAAGTTCAGAATACAATTTACCTAATACAGTACTTGTCTGTTCTGCAGTCACTCCAGTAGATATAAGAGATGTAGCAAACGCCATATTAGATTCTTTAGATAAGTTTATAGATTTAGCAAATCCTCCAGTTCTTGCCGATACATCTGCTAGTTGTGCAGCTGTAACAGAGTAGTTATTAGACAGCATATTAAGAGTATCCATGTATGAGAAAAGCTCATCTTTAGATAAATTTAATTGCTCTTTTGTTTTGGCCAAGAATGTTCCTGCTTCATCTGTAGAAATATCAAATGCTACTTTCATTTTTCCAGCCATATCTGAATATGCTACTATATCTTCGCCTTTTATTCCAGATTGTGCTAAACTACCTGCTATTTCATTAATTTCTATTTGTGATAGAGGGCCATTTTTAGATAATTCAGCTAGATCATCATAGTATTTTTCAGCTTCTTTACCTAGAATTTTTCTTAAATCTGCTTGAGACTCTTCTACGTCCATATAGAATTTAACTGGAATAGCTAATGCTGCTCCTGTTGCAGCACCTCTCCTAAGTTGCTCACTTCCTTTTTTAGAGAATTGGTCTCCCATATCAGATATAGCTTGTGCTTTACTTAGATCCTTTTTCAACTTCTCTTGCTTCTTTAGTTCTTCATTAACTTCTTTTAACTTTTTTTTATATCCTTCTAGCTTAATTCCTTCGTTTTCTAAAGCACTTCTTGCTGCTTCAAAGACATGTTTTTGTCTTTCTTTTTGCTTATTCAATTTATCTACTTGCTTTTCTGCATTTTTAACTTGCTCTTTAAATTCTGCAGTAACATTATTAGATTTAGCGTACGCTTTTCTAAGCTGTTCTAAATTCTTAGCTGCTTTATTGTATTCAGAGTTAGCATTCTTATATGCTTCTGCAACTTTGTCTAAATTCTCTAGTTTTTTTTGAGTTTTTACTAAGTCTTCTGTAGAATCTTTTACTTCATTTAAAGACTTAGCTGCCTTAGATAAAATAGACATAGTTTCACTTGCTCCAGCAACGCCCATCTGCCAAATTAAACTCATGTCTTTAGCCATCTACCCCACCTCCTTAGTCATCATTGTTCTGTCTTTCTTCCTCTTCTTCTACAAACTTATTTGCTCTAGCTATCCAGTAGTCAAGTTCATATAAGCTACAATCCAACATAGAATCGTAGCTTACATTAACTTTAAAATAATTAAGAACTCTTAAAAGCTCTGTTATCATATCCAGATAGATTAAGCACCAGTTTCCTCTGTTGCCTCCACTGTAGTATCCTTCTGAGCCTCTTTGTCTTCCCAACCTTGACTCAAAAAACGCTTTACCCCATTCACTACCTTCAAGTAGTCTATTGCTACAAGATTAAGTAAGTCTCCATACTTAACACCAACAGATTTAGCTGCTACAGTTATAGCCCAAGAGTCTTCTAGTTCTTTTACAGCTCCAGCATCTTTATTTCTGGCCTTGAATTCCTTTTCACATTGCATAAAATCTCTTCCTGTCATTTCTTCTACATTTATGTCAAGTTCATTAAATTCTTTTCCACCGAAATTATATGTTTGTGATAACTTTACTTTCATTTAAGTCCTCCTTAATTTAATCCTAAATATTTTCTAACTGCTTGATTAGCAAGCCCTTGAATTACATTTACATTGTTAAGTACATCTATTTCTACGACTGTTTTTCCGCCTATTTCTAGCTTGAAGTAAGTTACAGATAAATCAATAGATGTTTCTAGTTTCCCGCTAGGCTTCATTTTTAGACCGTCCATTTTCTTGATTAAGCCTTTGAAAGTTGCATCTATTCCATAAACATCAGCATTGTGTGTTTCTCTATTCATAGCTTGAGCTGCACCTTTACATTCAACTAAAATAGATTTCCCATTATTAATTGCAAGTATTGACTCATCAACACAGTCCATTTTTATTTTAGCTTCTAATTTCTTAAAGTGTCCCATTAAAGGCACTTCTAATTCAGCAGTTAATCCCATTTGCTCAGATGTAACTGTGTCATTT